TGTGGTTACAGACTATCGTTATGTAGTCGATAACGGAACTAAATTTGATGGTAAATCTATTGGCGACTTGACTATCAATGAACATACTGACTCACGTAGTATGCTTGCTGATTTATGGGTACGCTCATCTGACCAAGGGTATTTTGACTTAGCTCAGCAAGGCGCGCAGTTCGGTGTTGACTTAGGGTCTACATTTACGTTCGATCAGTCACTTGATCTTGAGTATGTAGTTAAAACAGGCCGCGGATTTACAACTACTCCAAGTGGTATTACGACTCGCATGCCGCTAGCACCATATACTATGGCTAATGGACAAAAAGTATGGTTGTTCTTAATTGATACAGCTATGAAACATATGTTTATGAAGTCATCTGGGGCGCAGCAAGTACTTCGTGATTCAGACGTTCGCGGTAATGATGGCCGTATGATTGCTGGAGTACTAGGTAAAGTTGGTAATTTCTTGTATGTTGAAGCTGATGTGTTCTTTGGAACTACTACTGGGTCAATTCTTGATAGCGATGGCTACTATCAGTATGACCAGACGGAAGTTGAGTTTGCTGGTATGCGTCAACATGATATCGTAAACAACAAATGGACTGGTGAGACTGGATTTAATCAAGCGGCGACGTTGAAATCCCGTGGTATTATTCTTGGCGCTGCTGCATTCCAAACTGCGATGGGTAAAATGCCTGACTATAAATACGAAGCTACTGACTTTGAGAAATTCTCTGAATCAGCTATGGAAGTATGGTGTGGTTCTAAAAACGTGCAGCTTAAAGCTGAAAACTCTGACAACAAAAAAGCAAAAGTTGCCGGTTATAACTATGGGTCTATCTTCGTAGACGTCACAGTACAAGCGTAAGGAGTAGAAGATGGCTGATCGTCGTTTTGAGTATAAAAATAACCAGAAGAAAGAAGGAAGCTTCTTTGCTTCTGGCCAAATTGCAACGTCCTCAACTATGAATGATACACTGTTTACTTTGCCAAAGAATTCAGTAGTATTAAACGTATGGGCTGTCGTTGAGACTGCGTCTGGAACAGCAACTGACACTATTGACGTTAAAGTTGGTTCTACAGTTGTTGGTGATGAAATCGTTGTTGGCGTAGTTGGTGTTAAAGCTCCAACTACTCTTAATAAAACATTCTTTGCTACTGGCGGGTCTGTTACAGTTGTAGCTGGGGCTGATGCACCTGATGCCGCTGGTGTTATTCGTGTTGTTATGGAATATCTGGAAGTAGAACTTTCAGAAGGTACGTACACAGACTAATATAATAAGTGCTCTTAGGAGCACTTACTTATGTTAATTAGAAAGGGATAGTATGGCAAGAGTTACTGATATCATTACTGCTGTTAGATGCACATTAGCTGACTTAACAGCTGATAGATACTCAGACACACGATTACTATCACTATTCAATCAGTGTTTAATTGATATAGTAATTACTAGTGGTATAGTAAAAGGGAAAGCTTTTGTAGCATTAGAGTCTAATATTAATACTTATAAAATGCCTGATGAAGTCTTAGAGATTACTAGAGTTCAATACTTAGATACCACTATATTAGTTACCTCTCACGATGATATGGATATGTTAGACCCATTATGGGAAACTAAGACTGGCTCAGAAGTGACTAATGTAGTTACTAACTTACTTAATCCTGGGACTTTCAAAATATTTCCAAGAATAACTGATATATCAAGTGATTATATTACTAGTAATAGTCAGTATGGTATTATTATTGACATTACTACTTTCGATGATATCTTTAATTTACCATCAGTAGCTGATCTAGGAAGTATACCAAAATACTTAGTTGTTTACTACACAAAAGTGCCTGATAAAGTATTATTAACGACGCTAGACGCTGATTTACAAATTGGTAAAGTATGGGATAACGCCATTATTCATTATATAGCAGGGATGGCTCTAAGAGATGACGCTGACCAACAAAATAGGGCGTTTGGCGCTGAAGAACTTAAACTATATGTTAATGACTTAACATTATTAACTAGAAAAGTTATAGTTAACTCTACGCGAAACGCTACTATTAGTACTCATTACAAAGGTGGGTTTGAAGTATGACTGTAAGTATTAACAGACAAAAAGCAGGGTTAGAAGATTTAACATTCGGAACCTTAGTAGAACAACAACTACGAAATGGGGAGTTAGTACCAGTAACTCAGATTAATGTTGGAAACCTACCGTTAGACAACACTACTACTGTGAGTGAAGTAATTAATATGCTTACAGCAGATGGATATAGAGTTGATAAAGTAATGGGAGCTCAACTAACTGCCGCAGCAACTACTAATATAGGGCAAACGCCGGCAGGGATAGTACATATTACTGGAACTACTAATATTAGTTCATTTGGAGTTTCTACGACTGGTAAGATAGTTACTATCATAGCAGATACTATTGTAAATATCGTATATAACGCTGTTTCTATGCAAACAATGGCTAATGCTCCCATGCAGTTATCTATAGGAAGTAATGCAACATTTTTATGTATAGATGGTGTAAATGGAAATTGGAAATGTATAGCTTTCAGACATCATGAGTTATCTACAACTGAGTTGTCATATCTTGACGGCGTAAGCGATAATATACAAACACAGTTTAATGCTAAAGCTCCGACTGATAACCCAGTATTTACAACTAATATATCATTAAGTACTGACGTAGCTAATGCCTTTAATATGTATGCGGCAGGCGATGTGGCTTCTATGCGAAGCGGTATAAATGTTAATGCCTCACGTGGTACGTTAGTAGCAAAAACTGCACTAACTAATGGAGATTTAACCAGAGTTGATAACACGCTTGGGTGGGATGGAACTTCATATATAAATGGATTAGCACAAAAAAATGCTGTAGACGGCACTGTATCAACAGGTATTGTTCCGCAGTATTTAGCTTACTATACCCAAAACCAGTCTGGCTCATTGGCAGAACGTATGAGACTAAATGCGGCTGGTAGATTGTTACTTAACAAAACTACTGATAATGGTGTAGATCAATTACAAGTAGCTGGTTCTATTAATGTTTCTACTACTAATATCAATGCAGCAAGCATAGTTGGAAATAATACAGGAGCTGGTATAGCACTACGTAATTCGTATGGTAGTGCTTCAACTTCATGTAATACTTTCTTAGGTCACTATAATGAGAATGCTATTCCACTAGTATCTGATTTATCAGTATTTAATACTGATGGGTCAGCATACAAATCTACCTATGTAACTCCTGCTGGTGCTAGAACTTCAGATAGACGCGTAGAAGCTATGCGAGTCCATCAAAATGGGTCATTGCTTATAGGTCAGACTAATGATACTGGTATGGGTAAATTACAGGTATTTGGTAATGCCGCGTTTACTAATGGAACAACAGAAGTTGACTTATATGTGGGTGATCAGAATAGTTATGGTTACGCTTATGTGTATGGCCATAGTGGTAGTCTAGGATTTTATAGCATATTATCAGGTAATCAAGTAGACGTTAACAAGACTTCTACCGGTGGTATTCTGATTAAGACTGGTAATTCTACTGGGGCTATTGTACTAAGAACTAATAACATAGATAGACTAATATGTAAGTCTGATGGCACTGTTACTATGTCAGGCGCATTAGATACTCCTAATATGATTGCTAAAGCGCCAGTAACTAAAACGGCAAATGCAACTCTTACTACTGAGTCTGACGTAATTTGTAATGGAACTGCCACAATTACACTTACGTTACCAACTGCAGCTTCATATATTGGTAGATCATTACGCATTAAAACTATTGCTGCATTTACTGTGGTATCAGCTTCGTCGAATGTTGTACCATTAGCTAGTGCAACTGCTGGAACAGCCATATTAGCAGCCACTGCTGGTAAATATGCAGAATTAGTTAGTGATGGCACTAACTGGACTATTATGCAAGCAAATTAAAGGAGAAGAGAATGTCTATTAAAGTAAATAACTTAGTACTCTCAGGCGTGACTATACCTGAAGCTACGATCAGAATTAATCGTATATTTGGCTCTAGTAAAGAACACTGGAATGCATTAGTTGAGATATGTGTTGTTGAAGAAACTACAGTTCCTGAAGTACAAGGTACAGATGCTGTTGGGTTTCCTGGAGAGTTTGGTTATGTTCCTGAAGTTGCTGCTATTCCTAGCAGAGTTGAAGTAAAATACAATGTAGTTTATAGTTATAATATTCAAGTAGAATATGTTAGCGGTGTAGACTGCTATAATTTACTATACGCTAAATTAATGACTATTTATCCTGAAGGGAGTATGATCTAGTGCCAAATAATAACCCAGATAACTTCCCATTGCTAACGTGGCTTTGGGTAATTGGTATGTCAGTATTGGGAGGTATAGTAAGAACTATATCCATCCAAGAAAAGGTTTATGGGTGGAGATTAATTGGGCGACTAACTGCAAATGCTATAGTGTCAATCTTTATAGGTATTATCACCGCCGCATTATGCGTGCATTATAGTATTGAGTTTTGGTTTACAGTATCATTAGTTGCTGTGTCAGCTCATATGGGCACACCAGTGTTAATTTTTGTCGAAGCTAAATTAATGAGTTATATTAAGACTAAAAAGGGAGATGATTTATGATACAAGAAGATGGCTACTCTGAGTTCTTTTCATTCTTAGAGTTAACAGATAGTAAAAAGCATCCAGAGTTAGTAGCGAATAATAGAGAGTATGCTAAAAAGTATATTAACTCTGGCAAACGACTATCTAAATTACTAGAGACTACACGTCATATACTTGGTGATAGAGGTATGATTACTAACAGTGGTTGCAGAGACCCAGAGTTAAATACTGCAGTAGGGTCAATAGTACCTAGTTCAAGCCATACTAGGTTTGAGGCTGCTGATGTTGTACCTATAGGAATGTCACTTAATGATGCATTTAGAGCGATTCAAAATGCTTATAGAGACGGGTTACTGCCTGATTTACGTAAGGTAATTATTGAGGAAGGTAGATGGCTTCATATTGAGGTATCTATGTCAGTCGGAGACTTTAAAGGTTTCTTTACAACCGCCGATGGCGTACACTATGAGAAGGTAGGATAATATGTTGCAATTTGACTTTACAGGAGAGTATTCATACTCTACAAATGATACTAGAGGATTTACAGGGAAGTCAGTAATTTCTAATGGTGACTTTATGACTACAGTTAATACTAATAATGGACAGTTATTAACTGTCTTATCAGTTGACCCATTAACTGATGATCATGAGTCTGTATTATACTATAATACTATTAGTGTAAGAGAGGCTCATATCTCTGCAGCTATGTCCATTAGTCAACGTGCTAGAGGACAGTATTTTAGTATGGAGGCAGTTAGTACTGAGCCATCAGTTGATGCACCAGTACCAATAGCTATTAGTGCTATTAGTCAAACTGCGACTACACTGACTATTACGCTAGCGTCGCGTACAGATATTCAACGAAACGAGTGGTTTGATATTAGCGGGTGCGTTGATAATAGATTTAACTATAGCAATATGAATGCGTTGTCAGTATCATATGATGGTTTAACTATCACAGCTACTACTACTGATGAAGCTACTATACCATCTATAACAGCTACTCCATCAGCAGCTGGTAGCTATTTTACAAGACAAAAACGAGCCATCAAGCAAAATAATGGCGCAGCTATTAGATTTAGTGGCGCATCAACACTAGCTGCTATGCTAGTAGCAGCAAATAGAAGTAATATCCGCTCAACAGGAACTATTGGTGGCTCACAGTCGGTTACTATTGGAACTACCACACCAAATATATCGTCTGATGGTGCTGGACAACTACAATTCCTTGAAGCTAATATATATGAGATGCAGATTAGTAGAGATAAAGTTACTATCTTAGACTGGGTTCCTGACTCGACCCAAGCAGCTTCAACAGTTAGACAGGTATTTGACACATTTGTTCCTGACTCAGGTATTAATTATAACACACAGTTTAGATCAACTGTGCCTAAGTCAGTCTCACGGCCTATTGCTAAAATTATTAGCGCGTCTAAAGCTGGTGCAACTACTACTACTATCACTACTGACGTACCACACGGACTACAAACTGGACAGTATGTTGATGTTGTTGGTATTAGAGATCAAGTAAACTTTGTTGCTACTACAGCTGTTACTGCTACTGTAACTGGCACTAATACATTTACTGTAGTTATTGCTGGAGTATATACTGGTACGTCATACGGTGGGATGGTAGTTATTCGTAATGGCTATTACGCAATGACTGGTATGTCTTCGCAGTCAGTACAATCTATTGCTATTGATACTTATGGGGTAGTTACTCTTATTGGTAATGCTGCATGGGCTAATATTACTATAGGTGAATATGTTAATCTATATGGGCTACGCGATAATACGTCAGGGGCAGACTTAGGATTTGATGGCGCGTATCAAGTAATTAATATTACTACTACCACTATGAAATTAGTAGCAGTTAAGAATCTTATGGGCGCTATTCCTATTAATGGTAATGCAGTACCTGTAACACCAGCACTTACTACATTGGGTACTACTAACTGTGGTGGAGCTGTATTTATGCGTACTACTCTTAGACTACACGACGTTAAAGCTATTTCATATAATACAATGCATGTGTTAATTGATGGCCAAGGCGAAGTAAATGTTGATAAGGCTCTACCAGTATATTTAGCAGCTGGAATTGCACTAAATGTTACACCAACTGGGTTAGGTACTGCTTCAAATGGCAATAGTATGTATAGTCTAGTAGGTGCTGCTACAACAAATGCAGTAAACATAGTTGCAGCTGCTAAATGTTTATACACAGTTGAGATGAGTAATCCAACTGCTGCAGCTGTATGGGTTAAATTGTTTAATAAAGCCTCTGCCCCTACTGTGGGCACTGATATTCCAGCACTAAGATACTTAGTCCCGGCTGGAGGAGTTAGAGATATACAGGTATCAAACTACTATGGCGACGGTTTTACAACTGGTATATCAATGGCTATTACTGCAAACTCGGCTGACTCAGATACAACTGCTGTTGCAGCAGGTGTTGTTGTTAACGTAACATATAAGTAAGGAGTAGTAAATGACAGCTCAATTTAAAGAATCTTGTAAACTTCCTATAGCTTTAGCTATAGGGACTGAGATTGGTACTGTAGTATCTATGAACGATACTCAGTGTGAGGTTAGTTTTCCAATTTACGGGGCAAGCTTCTCACTAGGGTTGGAAAACTTTACTATTAAACAGGGTGATGCTCCTATTGATATCCGTCCTACTAATCCTAATGATGGGTCTACATGGGATGGGTCTAAGTGGGTAGCACCTACACCATTACAACTGACTGTTGAGCAACAAAAGAAACTGGGAAAAGACTATAAAGGATTTCTGGTTCCGCTTACTAAAGATACGCAAGACACTATCGTTGCAGTAGCAGTAGCGTTTCAAATGGGTGCTATTACCTATACTGTTATGCAATTTGAGAATGGAGTTAGTATGCCTATAACAGTGACTGAGTTTACATCATTCGCTGTATGGTTTACTACAGAACGTAATAAGTTCTTTGCGAGTTAGTCATGACAGACCAAGCAACAAAAGCTATGCTTATAGCTAAATTTGAACATGACGTAGCTAAGCGCACCAGATTTTATAGGTTTCTACTAGCACTAGATCAACTATGTAATGTAGTATTCTGGAATGGTAGCCAAGATGAGACTATTAGTTCTCATATAGCTCGTAGACAGAATGCTGGTACAGCAACTTGGTTTGATAATAAAGTATGTTGCATACTAAAACATATGCAGCAGAATCACTGTAATAGGTCAGAAGGAGAATAATATGCCTACATGGTCAGACGTAACTAGTTTTATAGGTGCAGCAGCACCAGTTGTTGGTGGGCTATTAGGAGGCCCAGCTGGCGCAGCTGTAGGCTCATTAATATCTAAAACTCTTGGTGTTGAAGAAAAGCCAGACGCTGTAATTGATGCGCTTAAAAATAATCCTGACGCCTTAGTTAAGATTAAAGAGCTTGAGAATTCTAAAGCGATTGCTGATATGCAAAGCCAGTTAGAGAATAAAAAGGTTGACTACTCACATGATGAAGCATACTTAAGTGATAGACAAGATGCGCGTAAAACTGAAGTTGAAGTAGTTAAGTCAACTGGCCATATTGACTGGAACAAGACTGGCCTAGCATGGATTACCGTTCTTGGAGTATTTGTTATTTTTGCAGTGCTATTACATACTACGCTGGATAAAAATAGCGGCGCATACGAGATGCTATATATGGGATTTGGCGCACTACTAACTCGTATGGGTACTATCTATGACTATTTCTTTGGCTCATCACATGGGTCTGATGTTAAAACAGATTTATTAAGTAAAAAGGACTAACATGGCTCAGTTATCAAAATTCAACCTTGGAAAATACTCAAGGGTATCACCATTTCTAGTACCATTAGGTGCTAGTGTAGTGTATGAGAATATTGATAACTCAGCTGAGACACTACGACCTATACCTAGTAGTCTAACTGAGCCCCATAATTTTGGTAGTAACTCTAGTTTCTACTATTTTAAAGGACAGTGGATTGCTAAACCTTATAATACTGACTTTGTGTTATTCCAAGATCATTTATACTTCTCAGATGCAGTTGGAGTGCCACAAAAAACCTTAGACGGCGTATACTTTTATAATCTGGGTATAGAGGGTCCTACAAATACTCTTACTACAGTGTATAATGGAACATTAGACCCATCACATACTAAGGTATTGCAGTACGCGTATACGTACTATAATAGCGCAGATGGCGCTGAGTCATCTCCATCTGCCTACTCAGTTAATCTTAGTTATACTACTCAAGATATCACTATTAGTGGACTAATTGCTTCTACAGATGCTCAAGTTACTAATATTAGACTATATAGACTCGGCGGAGCTATTGCAGAAATGTCATTGGTAGTTACTTTACCGAATACTACTGGGTCATATACTGATACAATCGCTGACACTGCTATTAATGGCAGTATTATGACTACTTATACTGTTATGCAAGCTCCTAGTGGGCTATCCCATCTAGTAGAGTATTCTGCTATGTTTTTCGGTGCTAAGGATGATAAGTTATACTATACTAGTATTGCGCTTGTTAATAACTGGAGTCCATTCTTTTATTTAGACTTTGACTCAACTATTATTGGACTTGGTAGTACTCAAAATGGGTTGTTAGTATTCACTAGTGATAAAACTTATATCATTACTGGTACGTCACCTCTAGGATTATCTAAATCACTATTGCATGGTTCACAGGGATGTATTAACCATAAGACTATTAACTATACTGATAATAATCTAGCTTGGATGAGCGCTGATGGCCTATGTACTTCAAGTGGTAGCCAGGTACAAGTACTATCGCTGCAAGCACTGGGTAAACTATCATATACGCCTATTACTGCTGAAATATGGGATAGTCAATACTTTCTATTTCATACTACTGGCATACTAGTGGCTGATTTTAGATATAGCTCTCCTATTTTTAAAGAGTATAGTATAATCGCCAATGGTGCATGGTATAGTTCTATACTAGATAAGTTATTTTATACTGATATTAATGGGCAACTATATAGTCTATTTAATGGAAACTCATTACTACCTTTAACATATAAAAGTGGTAAAATCTCTGATGGGTCAGTGACCATGTTAAAGAACTATAAGGTATTTTATGTATACGTAGTTGGAGCCATACAACTTAAGTTATATATAGATGATACTCTAGCTATTACTAAACAACTAGTAGACGGACTAAATGAAGTTAAGCCCCCACAGGAATTAAGGCACGGATACAGTGTGCAACTGGAGTTTTATGGTACTGGTGAAGTTATAGAGGTAGAATATAAAGCTGAAGGAAGACAAAATGGTAGGTAGTATGTTTACAATGATAAAAGAGAAGCTCATATCAGTACCTACTAATGTCGATGACTCTACTACCTTAAAGCGATTTTTAACTGACTTAGTAGCTAAGTTAAATACTAATCCTCTAGTTACTTACCCAATTACTTATGGAGTTAATAATCCTACAGTACCAACGGCTGTTCTTAATATATTAGGTGCATATACAAGTAATCTATTAGACGCTGCTGTAAAAACTAATGCTATTACAGAAGAAGCTAAAACCTATATCACAAATACACTTACTACTCAGGTACTTGCTAACGAAGAAAATTTAGCAGTTATAGCACAGCAGTTTGGTGCGTTTAAAGACTTAACTACCGCTGCAGCATGGTATGGATTAACTGTAAAGTCTGGAGAGTTAATATCTGGATTTACAGTTTCTGGCGTAGATACTGACACCACCACTCCTGGAACAGCTGGTAGTACATTTGCCATTAGTGCTGATAACTTTTCAGTAGCCAAGGCTATTTCTGATATTACTAATCCATCTGAGTTAGCCTATGTGCAAGCTCATAATTTACCTTATGGCACCATGTATGACACTAATACTAGTAAAATTATACCAGCATTCTTAATACAGTGGAATGGCGCTTCATATGATATTATTTTTAATGGTAAAGTATCATTCACTAATACAACAGGTAATTTAGATACTAGTAGAATTATAAATAGTGCAGGATGGACTGATAATACAGTAGCGAACACGGCCATTACCAACGCGGCTACAGCACAAACTACTGCCAATACTGCCAGTACAAATGCCACAGCAGCACTTAGTCAGCTAACTAATATCGCGTCAGACAATATTCTCTCCCCTGTAGAGAAGTCAGCAGTAGTCTCTGATAAAGCGGTTATCGATGCTGAACAAACTGGAATTGACGCCCAGGCGACAGCATATGGAATAACTACTGAGAAAACAACGTATGATAATGCAGTATCAGCACTAACAACCTATCTAGGAACGCTCACCGCTCCAGTCGCATGGAATGTAACTACAGGAGATACCACTATCGTTGGTGATACGTTTAGAACTAAGTTTACTGATGTGTATGCTGCTCGACAAACACTTCTCAATGCTATCTATACTAAGGCTAAAGCATTGGCCGATGCGGCACAAAGTGCAGCAGACGCTAAGTTACCATCTAACGCTGATCTAGCTGCTCTTATTAACGCTAATACTACTACAATAGATGGTGGTAAGATCACAGCTCTAAGCATATTAGCTGCCGCTATAGCCGCTAATACTATTACAGGTAATAAACTAGCGGCTAATACTATTACTGCCAATAATATAGCTGCATTAACTATTACTGCCAATGAGCTAGCCGCTAATGCTGTTACAGCCGCTAAAGTAGCAGCTAATGCCATTACTGCTGATAAGATATCTGTATCAACGCTATCAGCTATTTGTGCTAACATAGGAACTATTACTGCTGGCACAATTAATGCTGATGTAATTAATACTGGTACACTATTTATAGATAGGATACCAGTTATTACTTCAGCATGGAGATATAGCGACCCAGCTACAATAACTCTAAGTGCTAATAATACTTGGACTACCTTTGCTCAAGTAACATTAACTATTGATCAAACATTAAGCATAGACGTTACTGTGTCATTTAATGATAATAAAGGTAATAATACTGTCGGAATTAACTTACGTATTCTTAGAGATTCTACATTAGTATATGGTGACTCTACAATTAACTCTGCCAGTTCATTATGGGCTAATTCTACATACGCATCTAACGTGTGGACTGCAGACACATTATTTTTTAATGAGACGTTATCAGCTGGCACTTATACATACTATGCTCAGTTTGCGACTTCTTCCAGGTCAGCTTCTCCTTATCAGGCTATTAGAAATAGAAATATGACTGCTACAGTGTTTCATAAATAACTAACATTTAATAAAACTTTAATAATAAAAAGGATATAATATATAATGATTGAGATAAAAAAGATTGACGATAGTGACCTTGGCATTCTTCAAGAGTTACATTATTTAATGTGTGTAGAGCTTGGGTATACTAATAGATACTCATGCCTTGCATCACTACTACAAGAGTTAACTTTCAAAGACTCTATAGTTCTAGGCCTATACAAAGATAATGTGCTTGTTGGCTTTACACTAGGATATGGTAAGCGTGATGTATTCTATTTCTCAGCAATATATATAGTAAAAGAGTATAGATACTATGCATTAAGACTACTTGTTGCTAGTGAGTGGGCTATACCATCTAGTTATACACATTGGGAAGCTGAAAGTATACTTCCTAGTAGCCAAAAATTACTTGAAAAGTTTGGCGCTTGCCAGAATAAGATTATATATAGAAAGGGTATCTAATGGGTAGTATTATTAGTGATGTAACTGATGCTGTAGGATTAACTGATGTAGCAGGTCAAAAGAGGGCAGCTAATAACGCTGCTAATCAGCAAGCATTTGCTAATGGGTTAACTACTGAACAACTTGACTTCCAAAAGCAACAATATAGTGACTGGAAAGATATCTATGGTGATATACAGTCTAACTTAGGAGATTACTATAAGAGTCTTTCAGCTTCTGACTATGAAGCTCGCGGCGTAACTCAGGTACAACAAGAGTACTCAAAAGCTAACACGCAGTTACAGGAACAATTAGCTCAGCGTGGTATTTCTAACTCTGGCATTGCAGCTGCTGCAGCCACATCACTTACTCAACAACTAGCTAACGCTACTACTGAAGCACGTATTACGGCCCCAGAGAAAGTGAATCAACAAAAGATGAGTTTCTTAGGACTAGGGCTTGGACAAGGTGCGCAAATGCTTGGCACTATTGCTAATGTATCTAATAATGGAGCATCTAACGCTACTAATAGCGCTAATAGTTCACTTAATAACTCTACGTCACTATCACAAAGTAACTCAAATACTATGGGAACTCTAATTGGTATGGGAATGGCGTCAGATATAGCGCTTAAAGATAACTTAGTTGTTTCTCATACTCTAAATGGTGTAACTTTTTACACTTGGACTTGGAATTCTATAGCTAATAACTTAGGTTATGTTGGCAAAAGCTTTGGAGTTATAGCCCAAGAAGTCGCTAAAGTTATTCCTGACTGTGTGTATGTTCAAAATGGATATCTAGCAGTTGACTACTCAGTAGTACTAAATTATATTGGAGAACATAATGGGACTTGCTGAAGGATATAATGCGGTAGCAACTGATCAAAATAGAAGAGAAGAATTACGACAGCAGGCTGCTGTTCAAAATGCACAACTATCTAAGATGGGATATAATGCTGATGGCACACCTGCTACTTCTGGCATTGGTGGGCAACAACAGGATGTAATGCAAAAGCAATTAGCATTAGTTCAGCAACAGCTAAAAGCTCAGCAGAATTTAATTACTGCTAAGGATAGCGCGTTACAGTTTAGTAATTCTATTGAGACTGGTGACTTCACTACAGCACAAAAGTACTTAGATAGCAATCCAGATGCCGCAGCTTTATGGAAGTCACAGGGAGTTTCTAGGGTTGACAATATTAACTTTGATAAAGACTCTAGCATGCTAGCTTCTATTGGGTTTACTCCCGAGCAGTATACTGACCCTGCAGTTAAGGCTAAAATTAGTAAAATGTTCTTTAAAGTACAAGATGACACTGGTAATTGGTCAGTGAGAAGCGCTGAAGACGTTATGAAGCAGACTAATATGCGTACAAACTTAGCGTCTAGCCAATGGGATAATATTAATAGTAGTTTTAGAGACGCAAAGACTGCTATGACACCTCAGAAAGATGATAAACCTATAGTTGGTGACCTCGGCAAGTTTACGGCTGATTACCGTAACCTATACCCAGACGCTGACTCTAAGACTGTCGAAAATGCTTATACCCAATATCTAGCTACGAAAAAAGAGTCTAAGGGTACTGAGCCTTTTAGCATACAAACAGCTAAACACTTTGGTGACTTAGTAGTTAAAGAAAGCAATGGTACACTAACTCAGGCTGAGAGAGCTGAGCTAGATCAGCATCGTACAGAGATTGCTGGTACTGGGTATAAGACTAACATAGCTATGAAGTCTGACAACTCAGATTTTGAGAAGAAGTATAACGTAGACCTTAAGACTGTTGATGTAAACTCATTACCTCCTCAAGCACAAGAAGAAGTTAGTCGTATTACAAGAAACTTAGAAGATACCCCATCTGGTAAGGAAGTTACTAAACTGGTCGCTAAGGATATTGAAGGCGGTATTGGTGCAGTAATGACTAATGCTGTAAAACTTTCTAAACTAGCTAGTAGTGAGCATGTACAAACTAGTGCAGTTAGAAATATGATTGAGTCAGTAAAAGAATACTTACCTGAGTCATGGAGAAGCGTTGACGATAAGGATTTAGCTAATTCTGAGTTTAGAAAAGTATACCTAAGTACTGCTTCGGCTATGCTTAAAATACAGTCTGGGTTAACGGTATCTGATGCTGAGCGTAATAATTTTGAGCAGTCAATGGGTACTCTAAATAAGAATACTAAGACTAATATGGCCGGGGTTAAAGTAAAATTCGATGAGATAAGAAGTAACTTCCAAGCTATTAAAGCGCTAAATCCAGAATTATATAACCTTAAATACTCAGCCGCTGATAAACAGCTAAATAGTATATCTGGCATGCTAGATGGCAATGTGCAGCCTTCAAAAGGTGAACGTAACTCGTCAACAAGTGGTAGCGCTACACCTGGACATTATACGCCTAAGGATTTAATTCCACCACCACAACTAGTATTACCTGATAGTTCAAGACCGGCTGGACAGTCTTCAGGCCATTCAGTTAACTTAGGTAATGGCGCTGTAGCGCCAGGTAGCACTGGTAGACCGCCACTAGATAGTTTTAGACTTAAATAAAGGTAATAGATGAAAACAGACATTGAGACTCTTAAAAATACCTTTAGTGTTGGCTATAATGCATATGAAGAAAGTCGTATTGAGGCTGAGGAAGTATGGGACCTATTTCATAATAGACATTATACTGATAGTCAACTAAACACTCTTGAAACTCGTGGGCAACCTAAAGAGACTTTTAACGTAGTTAAGTTGTTCGCTAGAATGCTACTTGGATACTACTCAACATTAGTTAATACAGTTAATGTTGACCCAGTTCAAGAAGATGACATACCAACAGCAGCACTTCTTGGTGATTTAGTATCATATATTGCTAAGGACAATAAGTTTAATGCTGAGGGTGATAAGATTAAACTAGATGGCCTTATTTCAGGTATTCTATGCGCTCATATTGATGTAGTTGATACTAAGAAGAAAGATCAGTTTGGTAGACCAATTAGACGTGTGATTACTGAGTATACTCCTTCACTTGAGATTGTGCTAGACCCAATGAGTAGTAAAGAAGATTACTCTGATGCTAGATGGTTACATCGGTTTAAGTGGGTAAGTGACGATCATATTATTGCTGAGTTTGGCAAAGAAGCGTTAGATAAACTAGTTGCTTACTATAATGAATTACAAGTTAATGAAGCTGACTTTGAATATAATTATGGCGCAAGATTTAATGGCAAATATAAAGTTATGGATAACTATCTTATAGTTGAAACTGTCATTGTTGATGATGATGGTAAGTCATGGAATATCTTTTGGAGCAATAGTGTAGAGCTTAAGCGCTCTGAGATTACTTTCAAAGAAGTTAAGTTTACTTATAGAGTTCATAAGTTACATACTAGTAACAAAACTGAACACTATGGTATATTCAGAGAAGTAGTTGAAACACAAAAAGCTATTAACCAAGCGCTTATTAAAATTCAACTAATGGTTAATACTCAGAAGGCGTTCATTGAGGTTGACTCAGTTGATAACGTATCAGACTTTACTACAGCATTCAATAGAGTAAATGCTGTAATTCCAGTCAAGAGTCTTAACGGCATTCGTATTGAGAACTTGACCCGTGAAGTATTAGATCAATACACTATTATTGATAAAGCGTTTGATCGTATACAACGTATTTTAGGAATTAATGATAGTTTCCTCGGTATGGCATATGCGTCTGATAGTGGGCGTAAAGTTAAATTACAGCAAAATGCTACTATTATGTCACTAAGATATGTTACTGGTCGTATTGAGCAGTTTTATGAGTCAATTGGTTGGGATACAGTAAATCTTATTAAACAATACTATACTGCTAATCAAGCTATTCGTATTGCTGATACAACTACTGGGCAACGATGGATTGAGATTAATAAGCCAATGACTAGATGGACTGGACAATTTGATGCACAGCAACAACCAGTAATGGTACCAGTTATGGAAATTTCTATTGACCCAGCAAGTGGTAAAGAGATGAAAGATGAGCATGGTAATATACTTCAGTCACCTGTTCCTACTAAGGAAACTGATATCTCTTTTACTAACGTAGATATATCTATTAGTGCTGCTTCATATAATGATGAGGACGAGAAAAACCAGTTAATGATGGAAACTGTATTACAAGGTCCAGCTGGCCAAATGCTTAGTCAGGTTAATCCGGCTGGTTACTTCAAAACAGTTAGTATGTCTATTAAATCTGTTAAGGCTAGATATAGTCCAGATATTGCTGCTATCTTTGAAGAAACAGCAGCTATGCTTAGTCAAGGTCACCCGGCTGCACAAGCGATGCAGACTGGTGCATTACAAGGTCAGTCAGGTCAACCTGGGCCAATGAGTAGTCAACTAAAACTGCCACAAAACACTAACGAAGGACTGTAAATGTCAGGAGATATTGGATACAGTAGATCACCAGTTCAGGTAGACAAGCAAACTCCCGGTGACGTACAGTCACTTGAGGAGCAAGGTAAGAAAGAGAACTTCGACGTTACCGCCGCACTAAGGGCTGGCTATAGTAGAGATGAAGTAAAACAACACTTAGACTCTCTTAGCTTAGTCTCTGCAGGCAAAGAGAAGAACTTTGACGTTGAGGGAGCGCGTAAAGCTGGGTATACAGATGATGAAATTAGACAGCATATTAGTACTATTAAATCTACTAACGGCACTGATGGGCAGCAGTTTAATAACGAAACTAACACATGGGAAACACCAGCTCCACAAGTAGTAATGCCAAGTAGTTTCTTAGATAAGGCTATAGGTGCTGGTGAAGCTGCATTAACTATGGGTACAGCGGCTACTGGTGGCGTACTGGGCACTATAATAGGTACAGGCGCTGCTATTACAGAGCAAATTAAAAATGGTATAACTGGTCAGCCACAAATGACTGACAAAGAGTTTGAAGACTATGCATCAGCACCTGCTAGTGCTATGACGTATAGTCCAAGGACTCAAGAAGGACAAAAAGACGTTACAGCAATAGGAGATGCTGTAGCGCCATTAACATACTTTAACCCAGCGTTATCTGAGCTATCAACCATAGGTGCTCTGGGCAAAGCATCGAAAGTACAAGTAGCTAGCGATGTTAGAACTGCGTTTGGGCAAGACTCTGCTAGTGTTGCAGCCAGAGGTGGGTACTTTAATACTGCAGTTAATACAAAAGATGCTCTTAGTAAAGAAGCTACATACCTTATTGCCCGTCATCCTGAGATTACAGAAGAACAAGTTAAAGACTTAGTTGCCAATGTTCCACTTAAAGACCAAGCATATGCTATAGCAAGAGCTACTGATGAGTCAAAATTAGTAAATGTTGCTACAGAAAAAGATGGTAGAGCAGCTGGATACTTAAGAGCTAAACTAGGTCAGGAAATACAGCAGTTTAAAGATAGTGTTGGTGAACATGACATGGGACGAGTAAAGGCTAAATATGCTGATGCTACTGCTATGTATGACAATAAAACAGAACTTCATGATGCCTCAGGCCTAGTAAAAGATATTAATAATCTATATACTATTCATGGGATAGTTCCTAGTAAAGCTGGACAGGTAGCAAGATCACTTAAGGCTATGGTTGATGACTCATCAGGTATACCTACAATGTCAGCTAGAGATGCTGTGGAAATTCGCCCGCAACTAAACGCTGTTATTAGAAAAACAACTAATGGCGGAGAGCTTAAGAAACTAAATAGTATCAAAGACTCACTAGATAAGTTTATTGAAAGCGTATCAACGCCAGAAGAAAAAGCAGCATTAGATAGTGCTATTAGTGAGTATTCAAGAGTAGCTCAGAACAATGAGATTATGGATATAGTTGCTAAGAACACTAACGAGGCAGGTTATGCAGTTAACTGGACGGCAGTTCATAGAGAGATTGCTGAAGCAAAACTTAGATCACCTGAAGCAGTTAGCTCACTTAGAATTGCTGAGGCGTTTGATAAGAAATTTGGTAATAGTAGAGCATTAGCTAACGCAGCATTACAGTCTGGGTCAAGTTCAAATGGTGGCGGTGTACTTGGCGCTTGGGGCTATATAATTAATGGAGCAAGAAATATTGTTGCTAAGAGTGAAATTGGAATGGGAGTACACTCTAATCTTGGAGAGAACTTACGTATTCAACAAAGTATCTTTAAGACTATCATGAAAGACTTAGAGTCTAGTAAAAAAGACTTTGAGTTTGTTGATAAAATTCTTAACGATAGTAAGATACCAGAAGACATGAGAAGTCCATTGTCAACGCTGTTTAATGGCGGTAAACCAGTAGAACAAAGTATTTGGAAAGATATTAACACTAATACAGCACAACAGATTGTTGATAAGTTAGAAGTTGCTACAGACTTAAATCCTCAAGTTACAAAAAGTCTTAAAGAAACACTGCAAAAGTTTGAAGAAGCTGGAGTAAAAGTAGATGTTAAAGATTATACTTCTGACTCTATGAGTATCAGTCAAGCCACAAAGGGTATAGGTGACCCTGATGTAACTGGAGTAACTATGCCGTTAGATAAGAAGACTAATAGCATAGAAGTATTACTTAAAACTGAAGGGTTATCTGAAGCAGACAAGTCAACATTAGTTGCCCATGAGATGCTTCATGCAACTACTAATTCAGGTGTAAATTATGCTATGACCCACCCAGGAACAGTAGAGGCTCAAGGACTTCAAGGTGTTAATATGCTTATGGACGTTATTAAGCAGAACGCAAACACTACTCTTAAAGATATGCCAGTTATACAAAAAGCAGTTGAAGGTAAGAATAACTTACTTGATAACGCTAAGGAGTTCTTATCGTGGGGCAGGTCAGACCCGGAAGTTAGAGATGCACTTATGAAGATACCAGTTAAAGATGGTAATGCTGATACTACAGTATGGGGTAAAATACTAGACTTCACAGCTATGTTAAATGATGTTGATGGAAACTTAGTTCATACAGCCTATGATGAGTTAATTCAAAATGGGGCTAAGATCATGAATAAGTCAACTGAAGGGCTTAATATATCTGGTGAATTTAGTAAAGCCAGTCCTAGTGAGTTATCAGCTATGGCTAAGCTTGATAAAGAGTATAGCGCGAGTGGTGGGCCACTAAAGCCTGCTAGTAGAAATGGCACAGTAGACAAAGTATTTACAAGCAAAGTTGAGAATAAGATAGATAAATCTATAGACTACTCAGAGTATGCAGACGCTATAAAGGCATATACAGGAACTAGTTATGCCGATACAAATAGACTACTTAGACAAGGCGGACAAAGTAACTCTAAAATTATTAAATTCGTTACTGAAGCGCCTGAAAACTTTAGTGGAGGAGTATATAGAGGTACTAGGCTTGATGTTGACCAGCAGCGTATACTATCTAAGTTAACTGATAATGACGTGTTATCTAATGCATCTATATTAAGTACATCAGTTGACAGAACAAAAGCTGCTGATTTTGTTAAGGGAGAAACGCTAAGTGGTAAAAAGCCAACTATGCTAACTATAGTGGGAACTGGTCATGACTTAGCTAGTAGAAGTAATAGTGGTGAAGCTGAAGTGTTAATGAAGCCAGGAAAGTTCTTTACTATTGTTGATAAAGTAGTTACTGATACTCAAGTACATATCGCTTTAAAAGAGATCACCGCTGCAGAAGCTAAGGGTAAGAAGATTAATAAGTCAATCTTAGCTTTACCCGCAGCCGTAGCATTACTACCTAAAAATCAAAAGAAGGAGAAGTAATGGGTTGCAAAACAAAAACTACTAAACCACCTAAGAAGAAATAAAAACAGTATGAGGCTTCATTGCCTCATACTTAGTTTTAGCTAGCTCTTTTAAGCAGTCTGCTTCATGGTTCTTCCACCCATTTTTTACAGCTAGCTCTATCTCTGCATTCAGCTGTTTAATCATGTTTAATTTATTAGCAGTAATTTCCTGTAGTTTAAACCCTAGTGTGTTCATATGTTGCATTGTTAAAATCCTCCTTCTTTGTTACTCGTTTAAAGACCTGCTCACTAACAGCTCCTTTGACAAGTAAATGATGTACTAGTCTTTCCTTCTTCACTTCAAGATTGACAGTTCTGTCACGTCGTTGTATATATTTAGCGCCACTATACCCAGCGCTATACACAACAAAGTTCTCGAGATGACTAAGATCAACACCTTCTGCATGTGACTGTGACGAGTATATTTCAGCATACTTAAACTCCTTTTCTAAAATCTGCCGCTCACCAATAAAATGACACATAATACCAGTTGTACTAATATCACCGAAGTGCTCCTTAATATAGTTAACTTTCTCTCTATTCCCTAAGTCAATATATGTGTCATCTATCTTAGCAGCGCCTCCCTCTAGCATGTGTAATGATGTTCTTAGTTTCATTACAGTATCACATACTAGCTTGTATGCTTCATTAGCTTCTACGCTAGTTTCGCTAAGTATATTAGTAAACACATCAACTATATTATCATCTTGTAGATCATTATATAGTTGTCTAGTTTTATCAGATAGCACTATATAATGTTTAATATCAACAGCTTGGAACTCCTCAGATATCCCAGCGTCTTCTTGAGTCATGTAGATAGTAAAAGTATTAATAAGTGGTAATAAAGTGTCTTTAACTTTATCATACTGGTTAATATCCCTGCCACCTGCTTTAATATAGTAAGGCTCACCAAACTCTTTATGAAAGTCATAGAAATTTTTATGCTTAAAAGGTGAGAACTTACTAATGTTCATTTGATGATAAATACTAGCCTGACTCTCAACTATAGCTGTGCCACTGAGATGAATATGAGGTAAGTTAGCGCATATCTTACTAATAACTTTATAACGGCCAGAAGGTTTTGGGAATGCCCCAGTGTTATGTGACTCATCAATAATAACAAGGCCATACAACTCTGGATTAACTTTAAGTTGTATAATTATTTTAGGTACCTTATACTTTCTACCACTCCCATCATGCGTAATAGCCTTAACACTACCAGCTTGCTCATAGTTTATAATGTCATACTTATGTTTCAACGTGTCGTCTATAAACACATGCCAGCCCTCAATAGCTTTCTTAGTTGTCAACACAAGTACTCTGTTAATTTTATCAGAGCATTCACAAGCTAAAATAGCTGTATAAGTTTTACCACTACGTGGTTTACCTGCAAGATATGCATACCCTTTAGACTTTACTTGATCATATACGAGCTTTGAGTAGTGTAGTTGATGCTGCTTAGGCGTTATCATGACAGCATCCTTACTAGCATATCTTTAACTTGTTCTAACTCCCAAGCTACTATAGCGTATCCACCTGCGTTACAAATGCAATCTAAATTATAAGCTTGTAGTTTACTAACGTTATTGCTAGTAGCAGGCGTTTTAACTTCAATTGCACCATAGAAGCCTTCGTAACAGAAATGTATATCAGGCACTCCCGCTTTACTAGCAGAGATTACTTTAATAACGTAAGCACCTTGACCTTCAAGATAATCAATGATCTTCTTCTGTATCTTTTGCTCAGTCCCAATCGACATATTGTACTACCTCAACACCATTTTCACTGAGTAGTATTAGCCCAGTAGTATCTCTATACTCAGTGTCGTATACTACCTTAGTAATTCCTGCCTGTACTAGTAGTTTAGCACAATGCTCACAGGGAGATAACGTTACATACACTGTACACCCTATAGTCGCAATACCGTGTCTTGCGGCAAAAGCTATTAGATTTTGCTCAGCATGCACTACATTAGGCCTTGTATTGCCATTAGAATCTTCACAGTCATTAATATTTTTAACTAATGTACCATTATAGCCAGTGCCAAGTATTCTACCATCTTTCTCAAGTATAGCGCCTACTTGACTACGTTTACAGTATGACTTTTTAGACCATAATCTAGCAGTCTGCATCATTACATCATGCATCTAGTCAATCTCCTTTTCTTCTCTAACACATACAAACGTTGGCTGAATGTATGTATCAATGATTTGTTCATACTCAATCTCTATAACCCGATTAATAAAATAACTAGTATCTTTACTACGATCGGCATCGGTGAGACCACTACCAACGTTACAAGTCCTACCCATACTGTCAACAAGAATAAGTGCCCCAATAAGCCCGACATACTTTCCTTCTCCTTCTTCTACGTTAATGCAACGTAAATCTGCTGTTTTACGATACTTTAGTTTAACAGAGTAATTGACTCGCTTTCCAGGTTGATACAATGACTTTGGATTAACACACATACACCCTTCCCAGCCTAACTTAACAAGTGCCTTAGCATGGAGTTTGGCTTGTTTACCAGTCATTAGTCCACCAATTACTACTTGTAAGTAGTTTAAATAGCTAGTGTGAATGTTAGCGATCTCAAGTCTAGTTAAGTATGGAACATTCACGCTAGGTTGACCTTTATAGTCATAAAACATCATGTCAAATACTTTAATTAATGACTTACTCTCGCTACCCGCATCATTACTTAGTCTCTTACTAAAATTTGTTCTGTACGTTGTAAGTACTCCACACTTAGTACGATCGCCAAGCTTGCCAATGCTATCATGAAGAAACTCACCAATAATAACGAAGTCGCCAGTAATTTTATGAACTTCATTAGCTACTTCCCGTATGTAAAATTCTTTCCAGTCAGAGGTAAACATTCTTACTCTACCTGAAATCTTAGTGATGAAAATTTGATTGCCATCAAACTTAGTAGATACAAACCATACGTCTGTGTCAAACGAGGCTTCTACCTTTATAGGTAACTTATCATAAGCTTTACCTTTCTGGGGTGCAAACATCATTTTAAAGCCTTATAAGCTGCAGTTGCTAAATCAAACTGCTCTGTACTAAGTGTTTCAATATCTAGCATAATATGACTAAGCATTTTTAGACTCAATTTCAAACTTCATCATGAGCTGTTCGTACCTTGGGTCTGTTGATTTAACAAACGTGCCACTAGGCGTTAGAAAGCCAACGCGATCTTTAATATCATTATACGCATGAGCCCAACATTGCTCTAAGGTAAGGCCAGCTAATGACGCTAGATTAGTTAGCACCACTAAGCAATCGCCAATATCATCTTTAATATCATTACCCTTAGCTACATTGTCACATAACTCACCAACTTCTGACGTTAATTTAAGCGCCTGTGTAGTAACTTTGCCATTAGTAAGAATGCCATTTTTATGAGACCACTCAAGTGTTAAGTCTCTTAGCGTATGCAAGTTATTCATTTGTTATCTCTTTCAATCTCTAGGATTAATGATGCTTCACTAAATGGGTGAAGTGTAATTCCATCAAGAGTATATACTCTTTTAGCAACTGATATAGATGGGTTATACTTATGATTCCTATAACTGGATACCATACTTGTAGACACACCAATTGACTCTGCAATATAAGAGCCAAGTTCTCCATCTTCAACACGACGATCTAAGTAATCTTTAACAAACTGTAACTCCACTTATTCCTCCAATTATTAATATCAGCTATATTATACCCAATATAAGTTTAAATTTTGTTAAACTGTAATTCTCTCAGGACGCTTATTTATTTTATACGACAAATATATCGTATAAAATTTTTTAAGCGTTTATATCAGCTCTGAGACGTGCTCTGTAATGTGTAATATCATATTAAATTAAAATAACTGAATAGTTATGTTAATAGTAATTTCATTTGTAAATCTTCTTAAGTTGCTCAAAGTGTCTTTCATATAAATGAAGACTAGCAGCATGCCAATAGATAGTTCCAACGTCATAGCCAATTTTATCTGCTATTTTCCATAACATATGGCGTTGCCATTCAAGGTCAGCACCAATTAAGCCAAAACGAATATCATTACTACGCATAGATACAATAGCATGAAGTTTGTCATTTCTAACAGTATAACTAACATACATTGTGCATATATGATCATTGCCACCTGTGTAATGCATGAATGGGTTTGTGTAGTAAGCTATTGCTCTACGAGATAGTGGGTCACGTTTTAGTTCTTTTACTACATTCTCAAACTGATACCCATTCTGAGGGCTAAACATTAGAAAACCGTAGTTACTATTAGTCATCCCATTGTTATCACATGCAGTGCTCCAAATTTGAGCATACTGCTTAATAAACTCATTGCTTGGTGACTGTGATAAATACCACTCAGTCTCTTTAGCAATATAGTCTACGCTAGTTTTAAATATATCTTTAATGTTAATAATACCTGATGAGTGGGCGTCGAATTCAATAGTAGCATTAATTAGCTCAACTGTTTTGTTACCACGTACTTCAACGAAGTCTTCAGCAACTAATTTTTCATACAGTTTATAAAGTGGTCCCTCGTAAAGCGCTTTTTCGTTAAAGGTCATCATTATTAGCTCCTGTTTTATTTTTGCCATTCACTTTGTTAGCTTCGAGATACTGAATAAACATTAGATTACAAGCTGCATGTGATAAATGGCTAATGCCTGTCTCACTGTCATTTTCTTCACCCCGTTTACGAGCATTTAAATGTCGCTCAAGAGCATCCCAGTATAAGTATATTTGCTCTTGACTACATTTCTTCCAGTTATTTCTACCATATTTTTCTGCGCCAAATGCTAGTACTTCTGCCATTCCTAAAGTAAACTCAGGCTCAATAGCAAAAAACATAGGTTTACGCGTATGAAGTGACTCTTTTATAAACTCGTGGCTCATTTTAATTCCTTTATTTATGTTAAATTATACCAGTTTAATATTAAACTTGATCAGGGTGCCAAAGCACTATTTGTAACTCACCATCTACCTCAGTTAATAAGTTCATATTAACAGCATTCATAGTCATTAGTGCTTCAATCATAGTAAGGCCTTTGCTAGCATATGCTGAGCATACGCCTTCCCACAACTCTTCTTCAGTCATTGACTCACTAATGAACTTCATAACTTTCTTAGGACCAATGCCATCACAGCCAGAAATGCCGTCTGTTTTATCGCCTGTAATAGTTTGTAAATAAGGCCACATTCGAGCAGTATGCTCACTAACCTCAACCCACTTCATATCAATATTGTAATGCCCTGACTCATAGTAGTTAAAATGTTTACCAGCAACTGAGTTGTAAACGTCTTTGTCAACCGCACACATAATATATTTTTCAGGAAACTTTTTACGGTTATACACAACTGCATCATCAGCTTCCCATTTAGTATGAATAGTGCCATTATACTTTTCACATAACATTACTTTCAAGTCATTTAACCCTGCTGGAGTACGTAAGTCAACACGCTTAGCTTTATACCCAGGATATACATCGTATCTAAAGTTTTCTCTACCACCGGTGAAATGCAGCTCAACACTACTGCACCCTGTTTTATCAAGAATACGCTGTATCTTCTCTTCTGCCTTTTGTAATGCTAAGTCTAAGTCGATTTCCCAGTATACTCCATCTACTATGTTAAGCATACGCCACTCTTCTTCAGTATAAAAGTCTCTTGGCAGTGCAGTGCATTCAACTTCAGTAGCTAAACAGGCTGTAAACGCTATAGTGTCAGCGTCTATAAGAGCTACTAAGCTATTCTTAGGCATGACTAAACCGCCAAAAGCATCAATACTAATGTCAGCTACTTCATTTATTCCGTTCAAGTCTTCAAAATCTTCAATCATACTCTTTTTACCTCTGCAATCATTGGGATATCTTTAAATTTAAAAAGGTCTGTCTTACTAATTTCAGTCCAGCCTTTCAACATGCATTTCTCAAGCATTTCTGTCCAGTACTCTTCTTCCTCAATAGGAACTTCAAGATATATAGCATCATGAACTACGTTGATAATATACTTTAAGCATGCACCATTAGTTTCTTTAACCATATAATGTACTGCTAACTTAGTTGTTTCAGCCCCTGACCCCTGAACAGGTCCATTAATGCCGTCAGTTCCAAGTTTTGGCTTAACACGTCTGCCTAAAGCTGTTTCATAAACATAAGAGCCTTTTTTAACTTCATTCCAAACATACTTATGATACTTGCCAATAGATGGATATTTAATAAAGTACTTATCACGAGTGTACTTCGCTTCTTCATCAGTAGTTGTTACACCAAAATTAACGAAAGCATATTCTTGGAACGATGGTGCTGACATGCCAAATACGAAGCCGAAGTTAATAGCTTTCGCTTTAATACGCTCATCTTTGTCAATGTCTTGTTTACCAGATACTGATTGAGCCATCGATGTATGTAGGTCTTCTCCATCTTTTAGCTGCTTATACATATTTGGCTCATTAAAAATAGCACAAGCTAATCGCAGTTCAAGAGTAGAGTAGTCAGCTTCAATAACCACTGTTTTACCGTTAGTTGATCTGAACATATGTTGAAGGTCACGAGGAATTTGTTGGGCGTTAATACCTCTTTCAATATCACCGCCTGTAGCTGTAAATCGTCCTGTGCCTGCGCCAGCTACATTATATCTGGTATATACACGAGGATAATTATACGACTCTAACATGCCTTTACGCTTCAATAAACGGCGTTGGTCGTAAATTAGTTTAGCTAGTTTATTACCTTTGTTAATAAGTTTAATAAGTGTATTTTTATCTGTTGAAGTAGTTCCAAGAGCGTTCTTACATTGCAATGGTGAGTTAGGGTTCAACCCATTTAGCATCACATAGTTATTAGCAATTGTATCTGTTAGTGAATCAAGAGCTTCTCTAACTAAATGTTGATCAACAGGTATGCCATTTTGCTGATACTGTATAGCATATTCCATTGACATAATGTCAACTTTGTACGCTAGATTATTTTGTACAACGTTTTGTATCTTCTTGTCTTGCCACATCAAACTAAGAGCATATACGTCTGTAGCACAGTATCTTAGTTGAGCGTCTGATAAATAAGCGCCTTTAATAAAGCCTTGTTTTTGCATAGCTTTTTTATCAAGCCCAGCATAAAGATGATCGTAGCCTAACTTATTAATAGCAACGTTCAAAGGATATTCTTGCCACTCAGGATATGCTGTACGACACGCATATAGTAAGTCATCAAACTTAGCTGTAGTCATGTTTAGAGTACCGAAGTCATAGTTACAGCCATACCAAACTGTATGAAAAGGCTTTAAAAACTCCTTAATGCTATCTTCAGATATAATATCAGTATCTAATAGCCATATATGCTCATCAACGTCTGGCTGATACACTTGGACCATACGAGTGCCAACATATAACGCTTGAGTTTCAATATCGCAAAACATAGGATTAGTAGTTGTGAAGCTAGGAAGTTCTGTGAGTGAAGTTAGAACTATGAACTTTATCATAGTAGTTCCTTTAGTTTAATTGAATTGCAGAAATTGCTTAAAAATAAAGGGAAGCCTAAGCCTCCCTAAGATTACAACGCTGGCTTGTTATCAGTACTAACTGCTTCCATACCATCATCTCCAAGATCAATATCTTCTCCGTCGTCAATTACTTCAGTTTCAATTGAAGAGCCTTCGTATTTAACTAACTTTTGAAGCTGTACTGCACTTAGATAAAGTGTTACTTTGTCTTTACCACCAACGCTATTACCTTGAGCTACGCCGTGAATAATGCCACGTGAACCCTCACCGATTGACCATGCCGCTGAGTGAACTGCAGCTGTAATATCACTACCGTCAGGCTTAAACACTTTGATCACTTGAGGTTTACCGTCTTTCCAAGTAGTGTTACTTTTGAATGTAACTAATACTTTGCCTGACTCAACTTTAAGAACTTCTTCAGTCTCAGGGTCAATTTCACCGGTGGGAGAAGGAATCATGTAGTCTTTAATACCGTTAGTTTTTGGCTTACCTTTAACGCCAAATTCTTTCTTGTAAGCTTCCCACTCAGCGTCAATTTGAGCTTCAATAGCTTTGTGCTCAGGCCCATTTTTATCAAGAAGAACTGAAGCGGTATACTGCATATGAGGTTCTTCACCCTTCATAGCGTTATTACGACCTTCACCTGTGATAAATACCCAACGCAAGTCTGCTACCATTGTTTTAACTTTTCTACCCTTTGCCATCTGTTATCCTTCTGTTATCACTGTGTTATATATTGTATTGCTACGACTCTAGTAAGTTACCCATAAACTTAAGCCCACCCTCATAGAGGGCAGATTAAACTTACTTTGCAGCGAAGTTTGGAACACCCGCAGCAGGTTTGTCAGTAACTTTATCAGCAGCTACATCAGGACTGTCAGGAGCATTATCAGCAATGACAGCAGGTTTGTCAGTAACTTTTGAGTAGTCAGGTTTTGCTTTAGCTAACTCAGCCAGCTTAGCAGTACCTTGCTCAGGAGTAAGTTTTTTGTCAAGAACATCTTGCATGATTGCACGCTCAGAAGTTTTTTGAACTTTATCAAACGCTTTTTTAACACTCTCACCTTGTTTTGAAATACGTTTAAGGCCATTGATGCCTTTTCCGTCTTTTTCACAGTAGAAGAACTCTTCAGTAGCAGGCAAGAACTTACCAGATAGTGAACACAGGATATGAGTAATAACACCTTTGTCATTTGACTTAGTTACAGAGGCGATATCAACAGTAGCCCCACCGGTTTTAGGCGCCAACAGGCTAACAAGTGCTGCAGTCAATTCAGGTGACGCTTTGTGTGCCTTTAGTACTTTTTCTACTTCTTCGAGTGTTTCTTTTTTCGATGCCATTGTGGCTCCTTTATATTTTGTGTTTAGGATTATTCCCGTTACAAGTATAATTATAACGTACGTTTTATTAAAACAACATTAAAATTAGCCTAAAATAAAAATAGTTTGTCTAGCACGACTAATAGCAACATACATTAGTCGAGCATAATTCACATAAGACCCTCCAAATATTGATTTTTGAATATCTGCCTTGTCAATCCATACTCTGTTGAACTCAGACCCTTGAGCTTTATGTATAGTAGATGCAAATGTATAATCCATAGTAAATGCTCTACCTAAGGCATATACTTCCTTAAAGTTACGTTTATTGTCTACTGCTGCTAATTTAGCATTCTGTCTTACTATATTAGCATTACCAACGCCTTCAACTACTGGTATAATTTTATTAACTGCTTTAATAAAAGTGATATTCTCATTATCTAATAGCGCTTGCAAATTTTCTTGCAAGTACAACTTATTAATCTGTGAGTTTTGAAGAACTAACTTACCAGACTCATAGTAGTTTAGTAGTTGACCAATGCTTGGCTCTACTATATCTTGGACTAAAAAGGTATCTGCAATATTGCCAAGCTGAACTGTTTGCCCTTCATATGAAGTAATACCAAATTGTTGTGCTATTAGTTTATTATAGAAGCCTACAGCATTATTAGTATATGCTAATAGCCTATCGCCTTTTCTAAAGTCTTTGACATTATCAGTTAGAATAACATTACTACTTTCTGGAGTACTAAGATCAACCTTATTAGTTCCCTCTAAATAATTAACGAATTTAGTGAATAAATTTACTACGTCAGGACTCTCTGAGCGATGTTGAGTCGTTAGATTTTTAGTAAATAATGGGTCGGTTTGTATTTGTTTTCCTTTCACAGGTAGTAGTTGATATGGGTCCAGAAAGATATATAAAGTAATATGGTCTGTTTCATAATCATTTACGTCTTCAAGCCGTGAGATTATTGAAGTTAACATATCTTCTGACATCATGCC